ATGGGTATGGATATCCGGCGAGTTGAAGAAGCTTTCCCACACCATCCGTCAAGCCTCGTTGCGTTGTCCGGTCACCTTTGCGTCGGCCGTTCCTAGGAACGTTCAGCGCGCGATGGTTGGACTCGCGAGAGCGAGGCCCACAGATGGTTTTGCATTCTCTAGGTTGTCCCGCGGTTTGCCAGTTGCTCCGAAAGGAGCTGTGGCTGCCGCGGTTGCGCAACTTAGAGCGATGCAGACAACACCGAGTCTCACATCGGACGAGGCTCTGGAACACGTGCGCGACTTCATCTGTAAAAGGATGAAGTCGCGGCGTGTGCGTGTTCCAACCTCTCTCCCCGGATCCAGCTCCAGCTGCTTCGAGAACTCCGGTTCTCGAGGCGGTGTCAACGGTTACCTCTCGGCCCTTGGGAACCTTTACCTTCACGGTAAAGGTGGTGCTCCATCGTGGGCGGCCTTCCCCTGTGGCAAGAGTCATAGACTTTACGAACCATCCGATGTTAGCTTCTTCCGAAGCTTCCTTTCGGCCACCTCCGAAGAGGTTGAAGAGGTTCCTAAGGTCCTCCGAGATGTCGTTGGAGACAGTCTCGGCGACTTTTGCCTTAGGAAGGTCGCGCACCGTTTCTTCCGTGAAAGGAAGGAGGAGTACCCGATCCCAAGAACGCCAGTGGAGAAGGAAGAAGCGGTTCGCTGCCTTGGGCTTTTGGCCTTGCGGGTTTGTCGTCACTCCTGTGACGTCGGTCCGCGGTCGAAGCTTGAGGCTTTGCGAATGCCCGCCATGAAGGTGAGGGTGATCGGTGTACCCGATGCCCTTACCTTCGTGGAGGGCACTTGGATTCGAAACTCTGCCCATCTTTTGGCTCCTGGCCATTGGATGCTCAGAGCTGACGATCCAAGCCAGCCTCCTCCTGGACTCCACGACCAATGCGGTGTTGGAGAGTCCTTCGTTTCGCTCGACTTGTCGAACGCGACGGATGGACTTTCCCACCGGATGGTCGAGGCAATCGTTGATGGATGGTTTCGCGCGGGTGTCATCCGTCCAACGGATTTGGCCCTCGCGAAACGATCCCTGGGGCTGGTTCCGCGCACCATGTGGCACAGAACTCGAGTCCAACTCGAGTCTGACCGGTGGTACGCGGAGCGGGGAAGTCCGATGGGCACCCCTCTTTCCTTTCCTGTCCTTTCGTGGGCTTCCGAGTGGCTCACTCGGTCGTTCGGGTCGGCCAGGCACCATGGCGA